CAATCGTTACTCCATGAAACCATTTCTTATCTTTGTATTCTTTAAGAACAGTATAGCCAAGTAAAACTGCTCCAAAACCTGCAATAATTCCTGTTTTGTTTGCTTTAATCCAATGGTCAAATGTAAGAGCAAATAAGTTGCCCTGTACCATCATAGGAAAGCAAACATAACAAGCCTGTTGCCATTTAATAAAAAAGTCTTTTGCTATTTGTTTAATCATTTTTTTGCGCTGCCTCCAACATATAGGCCAAACCAAGCTGCACCTGCACCCACAACGACAGAAACAAATGCTGATTGTGCGTTGGTTGGATCAGGTAGGGTCATAAACCATTCTGTAGTTCTATAAAAAGCGAAACCATATAAAGTAATGAGTAACCTAGGAAAGACTCGCCATTTATCAAAACCCTCGGCTAAGTTATACCAAGTTTTTGATTCGTTAACATTTATCTCAATCTTGTGAGCTTCTTTCATTTGGTCATCAATACTCATAATGTTGTATATTCCTTACCATTAAATTTTAAAGATCTCTTCCTATTATTTTCTTGACTTACATACGATACATGCACCCATCCGCTTGATGGTATATCTTCTTTATAAAACTCTAGGAGAACAGTATCGTATTCCACATTGTCCCTGATCCATATCCCAAGCTCGTAATTGGATAAGGTTGGGATCTCAATATCACATGCCTGCCCTCTAGTGTGTTGGGATTTGTCTGAACTTCCCAGTCTTCTGTTGAGATCAAGACACCTATAACCGCTATTAGGAGAAAAAGGTACACCATAATGCAAGCGTATAGGCTCCAGTACGTTTTCACATAAGAGTATAAGATTGTTGTAAACCTCTTCATCCTTAACAGTATTATCTATTTCAAAACGATCTGCAATTTGAGATTTTTCAAATTCACGCAATTTAAAATGAGGGGACAGCCTGTCGTTGCTGTTAAACATAAGATTAATTTATTGGAAAAACGCCTGAAAGTATTGCAATTAACAAAGCACCTATAAATCCAAACACCCCAAAGGTGGCCATTTTTATAGTTTGGTTAATGTTAGATATTTCTTCTTTAATATCAGCGGTTTCAGAAAATATAGTCTTCCAACGCTCTTCACATTTTACTTCATGCGCGTGCAAGTTTGCAGCTACATCTGCGGTTGTTGGTCTTGCTTTGGCATTCATTTAAGAATTATATACTAAAAAAACTAATCTTTTCTAGTGTCTTTTTTACCATCAGATCTAGCCATTCGATTTACATCAGGTGGTAAATTCATGGCCGCTCTAACCATAGCGTCAATACGAATCATATCGTTATCCATTTGGCGGATACGATCTATCAAAGCCACTATCATGGCGTGTTGCGTATCAAGTTTTTTGTGGATGTCTGCTATAAGAGATTTAAAAAGAGTCCAAACTAAATAACCTAAACCAACTGCTCCTGCTGCTGGTATTCCTATGGTTTCAATAGCTTGAACAATTTCATTCACTTTTTAAATTTAGAGACTATTTTGCTCCAAAGCTCAGGCTTAAATCTTTTAATAGACCAAGCTATCACTACTGCTACTACTGTTAATGGTATTAATACTTCCATATTAAGCTCCTTTAAAATGTGCTGGCAATCCAATCATCGGTCTACCGTCATACTTGTTGCTTTCGGCATCTTTGCCACTAGCATCATTATAATGTAAAAACACTTGTCCACAATCTTTACCTTCAAAAGGTTCACGCCAATGCTCTAATTCACAACCACGATACATCAGCATATCACCTGCTTCAAGTTTAATTTCTACACCGTCTTTACCTTCTTCACCTGATGGTTCTAAAAATATAGGCCAATCATCACCACCTAGGTTCATGGTGGTAGATATCTCGCAAGAGTATCTATCTTTATGTCTTTTTAACTCATCACCTTTTTTATAGATTCTTGCATACGAATAAGTTTCAGTTAGTTTTACACCTGACTCTTTTTCCATAATAGGTTTAACTTTTTGTAATAAAGTTTCCATTACTATATCTGAGTAATGTGAATAAGTTTCAGGTATTTGTTGATCGTTCCAAACTCCAAAGTATTCAGTAAACTGTGAAATGTATTTTTCATCAAACAAATGTCTTGCTACTGCTCTTTTATTTAAAAAGTATTGATAACAAAAATCTGCTAACTCTGTTGATATAGCACTTTTAATTACTTGGTATTTATTTTTCTTAAAGCTCATTTGAATGGATATCCTAAATTCCAACACACTAAGGAGTGTCGTATTCCTTTGGTTACTGGTTTGACTCTATGCCAAACAAAAGATGGAAAGATAATCACGCTACCTTTCTTTCTAATTTCTTCACACACTCTTGGCTGAGAGCCTTCGTCTGTGTTTCTAAAATCAAACTCTAAATCTCCGCCTTCGTATTCATCAGGATCGGTAAGCGATACAGTCATGCTAAGTTTTCTTAATTTGCCATTTGTGTTGGCATTTGTAGGGTGGTTATAAACTTCTTCGTAAGAGTCGCAATGCCAATCGTAATACTGACCTTTTTTATATTCAGTAAACTGACAAGCTTCGCTAAAATCCCAATCAAAATTCCAACCAGCGTTTGCATTTGCTTGATGGATGTAAGGTTGTATTTCTTTGTATATCCATCTTTCTGACATCCATACAATATCAGATTTTCTTTTCTTTTGAATGTTTTTAAGTTCTAGTTTGGTAAGTTTTTTGTTGTCTCTACCAGCATCACCTGTAAGAGCCATTTCTTTATTTTGCTCTTGACCATAACGAACTATGTCATCACATATTCTTTCAGGTATGGCTGATTGAAAGTACCAGTAATAGTATTTTAGATTCATCTTCTCTCTCTTAAGAGATCAGTATAGTTTAGATGTGATTTAAAAGAAAGGTTGTTGTTAACTTGACCAGTCACCTGCTTTAATCTGCCTAAAGACTTGTCTTAAATCCCAACAGCTTGAGCCTACAAAAGGTTCTTTAATAATAACAATTCCTGAACCACCAGATCCACCAGCCGAAGATGCAGAGTTTCCGCCTCCGCCACCGCCGCCGCCTGTGTTTGCAGTTCCTGCTTCTCCTGTTCCTGCGGCATTGCCTGTTGGACTGCTTCCACCAGCAGTACCTGCTCCAAAACCTTCACCACCGCCACCTGCACCACCTGCTCCTCCTGCTATTGTTCCAGCGGCATTGTGAGTTCCACCACCTCCACCACCTGCGTAGGTTGTTGGTGATCCTGAAATACTTGTGGTTGTTCCAGCCCCTCCATCTCCTGCTGTTGCTGGTTGGGGTGGTGCATCTGAACCATCTACTCCTACGGCAGAAGCTCCTCCACCGCCACCTGCTACTCCATATGCAGAGCCTGTTCCGCCACCGCCTCTATTACCTTGTGAAGGTGAGGTTGGTGGAGTGTTTCCTGCTCCATAACCTGTTGCTGGTGCAATTACTCCTGCACCTCCGCCTGAACCACCATCACTTGCTTCATCTCCTGATCCACCTGAGACTGCACCTCCGCCCCCGCCACCATTTGATGTAATTGGTGAGGCTGCTCCTAAAATCGAAGGATTGCCTGAAGCACCAGCAGTATTAGGTGCACCTGATGCACCTGCTCCAACGGTTATAGGAAATGGGCTTGCTGGTATGGGGTGAGATGAAATTTCTCTGTAACCTCCAGCACCACCGCCTGCTCCTAATTCACCACCACCTGCTCCGCCACCTGCTACAACTAATATGTCAGCAGTACTAGATAGAGGTTGGGCAGTAAATGTACTACTAGAATTAAAAGTTGTTATTTGTTGAGCTTGAGTTGCTACTACTGCTCCGACTAATCTAGGCATTTGTCCAATTCCCTACTTTTACATTGTCGTAAACCGCATCCATGCTCCATATTCCTGATGCAACAAATCCTGCTCCAAGCTCTTTAACAACAACAATTCCTGAACCGCCTGCCTTAGCTTCGCCAGGAGAACTCCAGAAATCGCTACAACCTCCGCCACCTCCGCCACCAGTGTTAGCTGTTCCTGCTTCAGCTTGTATCCCTGGAAATGAACCTAATGGACTTGGACCAGCATCGCAACCTCTACCGCCTCCGCCATTGCCTCCAGTTCCTGCAATAGAAGCAGCATATGCACCGCCTCCGCCGCCTCCAGCATAAAATGCTGGTGAGCCTGTAATGGTTGATTCTAACCCAACACCACCATTACCAGCAGGTGGAAGTGTATTTGGGGGGATGGTACCAGTTCCACTATCAGCACCAGCCGCACCTGCGCCGCCTCCGCCAGCTCCAGCACTCCTCGAATTTATAGGAGAATTTGGAACATTGCTAGAACCTCCAGGATATCCTTGTCCTGGAACGCCTGTTCCTGCTGATGATGGATCATTAGGTTGACCTGTTTGAGTGCTACCTTTTCCTCCGCCTGAGCCACCAGGACCTCCAGAGGGTGCATTATTATAGGGACCACTCGTAGAGCCAAAACCACCGCCTTCGGAAATGATTGGGGAGGGTGTGCCTAAAACTGAATTTGAGCCTTTTGCACCATCTGTTTCATTACCGCCTGCACCACCACCAGCACCAACTGTTATTGGATAAGGAGAGCCACCTAAAACTGGGTTTCCAGTTCCAGTAAGAAAACCACCAGCACCTCCGCCACCGCCATAAGCATATCCACCGCCACCACCACCGCCTGCGACTACTAAGTATTCTATTTCAGTGGTATAAGGAGCAGTTGTTAAAGTTCCGCTAGAATTAAATGTGGTTATAACGTCTGGTAGTTCAGTTGGGGGGTTATCGACACCTACTATTCCGCCATTAGAATTAGCCATGGTTAGACCTCATTCCATTGCAGATTAATAGCATCCCATTCGTAATTAGTTATAACTATTGGATCACCAGTATAGGTTGCTCCTAGCCATTTTTGATTATCTTCATCCCAATTGATTAGGACTGGTTCTGAGTCTATTTCTGTAATTGTTGGTTTTGTAACTGGTGCTTCCCAATCATCGTTAGAATCTAATGACCAAGATGGATAAGGTTGTGGTGAAATAAATTTATTTTTACTTGCATCATAGGTGTGACCTATACCTGCATATTGTTTTCTAAAATTATTGTTGTATGAAGTTTGTTTCCAAGCAGTTCCATCTTCTGAGTGTGGAACGATAGATGCTACAAATGTTTCTGCCTCAGAGGATAATTCTCCTCCGTTAGCTTCTACATCATCGTTGGATATTACTATTACTCGTAATACTTCGTTGCTTGAATTAAGTTCTGCAAAATGAGCCATATTTGTACTCCTTAAGCGTCATCTAGTTCTTCGTAGTTAATGGTGTAAGTTAAATCGCCATTAGCACTTGCACCACCCTCTAGGATATCTCCTTCTTCAAGATAGATGCCTGAGTTCTTATCGATAAGAACTAAAGTAGCATCTGCTGGAACAGAGATAGTTGAAGCAAATAAAACTACTGAACCACCGCTTTTAATAATTCCCATTGTTACATCAGCGGCGTTAGTACCGTCAATGTTTGCAACAATAATACTATTAATTTTAATTAACTTATCACTTGCACAAGTCAATAAATCTTCTGTAAGAGTAGTTGTTAAAGCTCCATTTATACTGTTAGCGTATATAGAAGTTACGTTTACTAAATTTGGATTTGCCATAATATTTTCCTAATTTTATCCGAAAACCAAAGCCATTGCTATAGCTTTTCCTGTTGTTGCTACACCTGAATTATCTATACTAAGTGAAGATGCAACATTTAAATCTGTTAAAGCATTTGCGACATTCGCTCCTGCTCCTCCTCCGTCAGAATAAACAACTGCAACAGCACCGTTGGTGATTGTTACGCTTGTACCTGAACCTTGTTTAACTGTAATGGATTGGCCGCCTGTCGTAGCGTTTTCAATAATCCATATTTTAGAAACATCATTTGGGGCTAAAGTTAAATTCCTAGTAGCTGTTAAAGAAACTCCTGAAGTAACTTTAAAATATAAACTACGAGCAGCATCGGTTGCTCCGTCTGCTATGGTTGTTGTAGCATCTGCATCAGAACTAAAAGATGCCTCAGTCCCATAACTAAAGGCTTCTGCTATAAGTTCTAAATTAATATTGGTACTTGTTCCCCAAGTTCCTGACTCATCACC